AACGACCTGATGTCCGCGATCTCCGAGCGCGTGGGGGAGCTGGACCTGTCATGATCCACGAGTTCCGCAACCCGATCCCGGTCGAGACCCCGCTAGGCTACGGCCTGCTGATCTACGTCCGGGACGGAGGCACCTTCTGCAACGACGTCTTCGCGATCGTCCTCGACGAGGACGGGGTGATCCGGCACATGACCACCGACCAGTTCAAGCTGGTCCGGAACGACACTTTCGGGATCCGCGACCAGGGCAAGGCATGAGCAAGGCGACCGAAGCCCGCGCGCGTCCCGGCCTGAAGGGTCTGACTCCATGGGAGCAGGCCCTGGTCGAGCGCACGCGGGCCCAGGATCGCGCCCGGTGGGCTGAGCTCTTCGCCCGGAACAAGTGGGCGCCGGCAGATCCGGATTTGAGGACGCGAAGCGCGTCCTCGTCGCGTCCTCGTGCGTCCTCGAGCGTTTGAGGACGCGGGGTCACTTCCGTAAGTGACGTAATGACAGTGGGTTAAGTGAGGTTTTGAAAACGAGGACGCGAGGACGCAGGTTTTTTCGATCGTCGCGTCCTCAAGTTAAGTCACTGATAGTACGTCACTTAACTCACTTTTTCTGAGCTCGAGGACGCCGAGGACATACATAGTATGTACCTAGCGTCCTCGGGGCACGCCCCTAGGGGTGCCGATCCGCTGGTTACCATACAACCCAACCCCGTCCCCGGATCTCTTGCACCTGGCTGTCACATGTCACACAACATACCAGTGCAACCCATCATGCTCCAGGTCGACGGGATCCCCAGGCCTCAACCCCGACCCAGGTTCGTGCGCGGACGGGTGATCTCGTGCGCCGACGCCAACGCGAAGCGGTGGATCTCCGCGGTCGAGGCCAAGGCCGGCGAGCTGAGGCACCAGGACGCCCCGCTGAAGGGGGGATTGTTCGTAGGCCTAGACTTCACCTTCCCCGCCGGCAAAGGGCGCCAGGAGGGCGAGCCACACACCTCCAGGCCTGACGCCGACAACCTGGCCAAGCTAGTGCTCGACGCCCTGATGCGCGCCGGCCTGATCGGCGACGACGCGGTGGTCTCGTGCCTCATGATCCGGAAGAGCTACGGCGCCAAGCCCGGCGTCCTGATCTATCTCAACCAGGATCGGCGCGCGCCGGCGATCCAGGCTCCCCACTGGATCGACTAGGCACAAAAAAACCCACCCCGGTTAAGGGTGGGTTCGTACTGTCTAGGGATCAGTTGTAGGTCTCAGGGCCTTCGAGCTCGTCGTACCGGTCGTACCGGGCGCCCGCGTCCTCGGAGTGGTCGCCGTCGTCGATCACCAGCTCGGCTTTGTCGACGAGCAGGGCGCAGTGAAGCGCGCCGACGATCTCCCGGGCCATGTCCTCCTCGTACGGATCGTCGAAGCACAGGTCCGGGTCCTGGAGCTCTTCGTAGGCCAGGCGGATCTCGTCGTCCAGGCTACGGCCGGCCGGGATCTCCATCCCGCCGGCGGAGTTGGCCCAGGACAGCCAGATGTCGTAATTGCCGTACTTCCGGACCTGTTCGCGCAGATCCTGGAGCACGTCCAGGGGCGAGCCATGGACCCAGATCAGCTTGCGATCTTCCGGCCAGGTCACCGAGACGCCGATCTCGAGGATCACTGGGCACCTCCCTTCGGGTTGTTGTCCTTCAGGTTCAGGACGTGGCGCGCGTCGACCATGCCCATAAGGTAGGCGTAGGCCTCGCTGAGGGTGGCCGGCCGGAAGAGGCCGTCGGTCGCGAAGTAGTCCTGGCCGGCGCGGGTGATCTTGTAGCGGGTGCGCCCGTCGCCGGGGCTGTACTTCGCGATCCCGAGGCCGAGGAGCTCCGCGGTGACGCGGATCTCGCTCAGCTTGTGCTTGTGCTTGTTGTTGCTCATGTGGTTGGGGGTTAGAGGCTGAGGAAGGCGACCGCGGTGATCCAGGCCAGGGCCAGGATCAGGAGCGCGGTCAGGAGGTCCTTGAGGTGTTGCATGTTGGGTTGGGATTAGAGGGTCTCGTGATAGGTGCCCCACTGGACGATGTCAACGCCCATGGCGTCGGCGACCGAGCAGATCAGGTTGAGCTTGCCTTCGAGGTAGGCGCTCGCTTGGGCATCGTCGCGGAAGCACCGGTAGCTTCGGTCGCGGTTGCGACCGGGGGCCCTGGTGCGTTCGTACTCGACCACCAGGCACGCGTCGACGCCGGTCGCGGTCAGGGTGAGCTCGTTGTAGTCGAGGCATGCGCCGATGTTTTCGGTCGTCTTGGCCAAGATCCGGATGTAGCGGATCAGGGCGTCGACGCCGAGCTCTTGGGTCCGTGGGCGGGGCTGGAGCACCAGCGAGACGCCGGTGCGGTGGGTGTGGTTGTCGCGGTCTTTCATGGTTGTTGGGTTGGTTTTGGGTTGGGTGTTACGATCTCGTCAGGTGACGCATTACGCCACTACGCCGGCCCGTGCCGGTCGTTTCGATCTTACATGCCGGAGTCGTTCAGGTCCTTCTGGAGCTGTTTTGCGACGGTGTCGAAGGCCAGACCGGCCTCGAAGTATCCGTCGGCGCCGGCCTCGTACTCCTTCGCGTACTGCTCGCACTCGGCCGGGGAATGATCCTCGTGGTCCGCGCTCTCGGCCTCGTCTGCCCAGTGCTCGCACAGTTCGCGCAGGTCGGCCTCGGCGCTCTCGGCGACATGCCGGCCAAGCTGGGCGATCATCGCGATCAGGTCGCCGGAGTGGCGGGCCTCGGCGCCACTGTCGAGGTGGGCCTGATGACTGGCGACCTCGAGGATCTCCTCGGTCTTGGGGTGGTTCATGATCTCGACCAGAAGCGTCGCGAGACGCCCGGCGAGAATGTGGGGGTGTTTAGGTTTGCTCATGTTGGGTTGGGTTGGGTTGGGTTGGGTTGATCTCATCAGGCAGGGCCTTACCCTGCGACGCCTCACGGCGTTTCGATCTGTTAGCACTGGACGTCCCAGCCGTGCAGGCGCTGGTAGTACTCGGCCAGAGCCCACCGGCGGTCGACGAGGGCCTGCTGGACGTCGGGGTGCTCGTCGGATCCGAGCTCGAAGTCCATCAGGTTTTGGTGATCCTCGACCGCGCGGTTGTAGCCGGCGTCGTTGTCCGAGTAGCGGACGAACGGCTTGCGGAGGAGAGCCCTTGCTTCGCTGGAGGCGAGGCTGAGGACGGTGCTGGAGGGGTTTTTGCTCATGGGTGTTGGGATGGTTGGTAGGTTTGGATCTGAACCGACTGGGCTCATCAGGCACCGGCGTTACCGGTGCGACGCCCGGCCTGTGCCGGAGCGTTTCGCCCTTGATCCCTAGACTGTCAAAAAACGGCCCGTCTTTCCGGGTGTCCGCCGGTGATCTCGATCCCGTGGGATCAGCCCGTAGGCATCAGCGACGACGGCACACTGGTCAACGGATCCGAAATGTTCAACGACATTTTTCTGACCGTTCTGTAAGTCGTTGAATGACAGTGAAATCCAACAGCAAAAAAATCGCACAACTTCGCGTAGATCCTGCGCGGATCGGCCGATCGCCGGCGCTGGGATCAGGTGCCGGATCCGCGCAGGATCGGCGCCGAAAGCAGGCACCGTGCCAAGTCAGATCTGCCCGGCCGTAAGCAGGGGTCGTGCCAACCTGCCGACGGTGCAACGGATCAGGCCGGCGATCGCCGTCTCAGGATCGTCTCAACAAACGGCGCCGGCGAAGCGCCAGATCGGCGCCAGATCAGCCCGGCGATCTGCGTCTCAAAACCGTCTCAAATCCCCCCGGTCGCCTGCCACCTCGCGCGCGCTCCAGCCGGCCGAGATCGGCGCCCGGTCGGCCGGCCGATCCGGATCCCGATCGGCGCCGGCGTCGAGCTCCCCGTGCTAACTCCGCGCGCGCGGTTAGAGGGCGAGGCACCCGGATCGGCACCGGACCGTTGCGTAAGTCGTTGATCGGCGGGAGCTGTTACTGCCTGGCCAAGGCGGTGCCGTGCTAACTCCGCGCGCGCGGTTAGATCCGCGCGACGCCCGCGCGATACGCCCCACCCCGATCGCCGGCCGATCGGCCACCGGCCACCCCCCGGTACGCCCTCGCCCGCGCTGTATTTCTACTATCTCCCCCCGCTCGGAAAAATCTGCGGTCCGAAAAAGTTTTCCCTACATTTCGTTCTCTTGCGCGTTTGCAGTTATTCGACACAACAGATCGCATGAGTCAGCCTCCCGCGCCGTACGACCGGCAGTACAACTTCACCAGTTACCAGACTGCGAACCCGTCGGCGCCCCTTCCTGGCCAGAAAGTGGACCAGGAGCTTAACGCGGTCCTCTCCGCGGTCAACGACACCCAGTCTCGGCTCGGCGAGATCCAGGCCGACGACGGCACGATCCGCACGAGCGCCCTAAACATCCAGGTAATCGCCGAAGAAGTGGAGCCTTTGCTCACCGACGCGCCGATCCTGGCGGTCGAACAGGCCGGCGCCCAGCAGGTCGGCCTCGTAAATGACGCCGGCGACGCAAAAATCGCCGACATGCTCGCGATTTTGTCGTCTCAGAACGCCCAGGATGCCATCGCGGCAAAGGATGCGGCCGAAAGTGCGGCCGACATCGCGGCTTCTTCGGCAACCCTTGCCAACGGCTACGCCGGATCCGCCCAGGCCTACGCAAATACCGCTCTCCAGGCCAAAAACTCCGCGATCGTGCACGCCCAGGCGGCGCAGGACGCGGCCGCGAGCATTCCTCTTATCGTCGGTCCGGTTGGACCTCAGGGATCGCAGGGTATCCAGGGTATTCAGGGCGTGGAAGGCCAGCCTGGAGTCGCCGGCCAGCAGGGCATTCAAGGTCCGGCTGGTAACGCCTGGGTGTACCAAGGCGAATACAACAACGGCATCACCTATTCCCAGCACGACTACGTCACGCTCAACGGATCTAGCTACGTTCTGAAGAACTTCATCGGAGCCGCCGGTTACGATCCGATCGGATACCCGGAAAACTGGCAACTCGTTGCCCAGAAAGGTGACACTGGAGCGAATGGCGCCGATGGTGCTGATGGTGTTGGTGTTGTTAACTGGCGTGGCGAGTTTAACCCAGGTCAGTTTTATTTCAACGGAGACGTAGTCAGTTACAACGGATCGAGCTACGCTCACAGCATGCCGGGCAGTGGGTCGAACCAGGGAAACTATCCCGACGTCAGTCCTTTCTACTGGACTCTTGTTGCACAGGCCGGAAGCCAGGGTGTGACTGGAGACACCGGCGCGCCCGGCCAGACGGGAGCAGTCGGTCCTGCTGGTCCTTCAATCGCACCGTGGGACGGTAACACGACCTACTACGACGGCAACGCCGTAACCTACAACAACGCCATCTTTGTGTGCGTTTCTGGTGGTATTACGGGCGGAAACTATCCTCCCGATAGCGCCGCCTGGGTACTTGCTTCCGACAACTACTTCGCGCGAACCTTCACCGTGTATGAAAAGGTGAACCGTAGCGGCGATACTTTCAACGGAAAGGTCAACTTCACGCCCGTCGGAGGTGTTGCTGGTCTGAACATCGGCATCGGTGGCACCAGCGCGGCGGCTACCACGGCTGGCGACCTTTGGATCACCACAGGTGGAGCAAACCTTAATTTCCGAGACGGCACCGGCGCGTGGAAGGTTCTGGCTTCGTTGCAGAACGGAAACGTATTTAGCGCCGTCCAGGCCGTGGACGTAACCAGCACGAGCACCGCCCTGCGTGTGACGCAGAAAGGAACTGGAAACGCCATCCAGGTCGAAGACAGCACGTCGCCGGACTCTACCGCCTTTGTCGTCGATCAGTTTGGAAAGGTGGGAGTCGGAACTGCTCCAGACGCAACGGCCGCAATTAGGGTTGATGCAAATGGTATTTCGTTCAACGGACTTTCATTCAATCCCACCAGCACCACTTCTCACACCGGTGGTTCTGACACGATGGACCTGCTCGTCACCATTGGTGGCGTGAATTACCGCATCGGTCTTCGACCGGCCTGATGTCGCGCAAGGCACCCAACGCCGAGCAAGCAGATCTGGCCGAGCAGGAGCGCATGCTCGTCGCGGCCAGGCGACTGCTCGCGATCAAGAAGGCGCGCGAGTCGATGCTCGGCTTCACGTCGGTCACGATGCCGGATCCGAAAGATCCGGACGATCCGACGAAGTCTATGTACGAGCCTGTCCGGCATCACGAGACGATCTGCGCGGCGCTCGAGGAGGTCGAGAAGGGGCACTATCAGCGACTGATCATCTCGATGCCTCCGCGACACGGCAAGTCGGAGCTCGCTTCCAGGCGCTTCCCGGCCTGGTTCCTGGGGCGAGATCCTTACCGCCAGGTGCTCTTCGCGACGTACAACGCCGAGCTCGCCGAGAGCTTCGGCCGCAAGGTGCGCGAGATCATGCGCCTACCGTCTTTCCAGCAGGTCTTCCCAAACTGCCGGCTCCGCCAGGGATCCGCGTCGGCCAACCGGATCGAAACCGAAGAGGGTGGCCTTGGCCAGTTTGTCGGCGTCGGCGGTGGTCTGACCGGTAAGGGCGCCGACCTGATGATCATCGACGACCCAATCAAGGGCCGCGAGGAGGCCGACTCCCAGTCGGCGCGAGAGAAGCTTTGGACCTGGTTCACTCAGGAGGCCTTTTCCCGACTTATGCCTGGAGGCCGCGTCGTCATCATCATGACGCGCTGGCACGAGGACGACCTGATCGGCCGGCTGACGGATCCGACGAACCCCTGTTACCGCGAGGAGCTCGCCAAGAAGTGGCGCGTGCTCTCTCTCCCGGCGATCGCCGGCCACGATGACCCGATGGGTCGCAAGCCAGGCGAGGCCTTGTGGCCTGAGCGCTTCGACCTGGAGTTCCTGAACGAGGCCAAGCTCCAGGATCCGACCGGCTTCTCCGCGCTCTACCAGGGCAACCCGACGCCGGACGACGGCGACTTCTTCAAGCGCGAGTGGCTCAAGTTCTACCAGCCTGATCAGCTCCCGCGCAACCTCCGGATCTACGTCGCGAGCGACCACGCCGTCTCGACGGCACAGCAGGCCGACAAGACGTGCCTGCTCCCGATCGGCCTGGACGAGGACGACAACATCTGGGTCCTGCCGGATGTCTGGTGGCGCAAGGCCGAGACGGATCAGGTGATCGAGGGCATGGTCGAGCTCATGGAGCGCCGGCGTCCGTCGGTCTGGTGGGCCGAACGTGGCCACATCTCGAAGTCGATCGGACCTTTCCTGCGCAAGGTACAGCAGGAGCGCGGCGTCTACACCGTAGTCGAAGAGGTCACACCGGTGAAGGACAAGCAGACTCGCGCCCAGGCGATCCGCGGACGCATGGCCATGGGCAAGGTCTACTTCCCCAAGTTCGCCCCCTGGTGGGGCGAGGCCGAAGCCGAGCTCCTCAAGTTTCCCTCGGCCAGGCACGACGACTTCGTCGACGCCCTGGCTCACGTCGGCATGGGTCTAGGCCGGGCGATCGGCGCCTCGCCTACCACCGTAAAGGAGCCTACCATGCCCAAGGCCGGCACCCTGGCGTGGGTCAAACTATCATCCAAGTGGGAGGAGACCCAGCGCAATCTCTTGCGGATGGGGGGCTTCTGAACAGAAAAGACTGAAATGGAAAGCGACTTCGCCGGCATGGATCCGATGGCCGGGGCTCCGATGGGAGTCCCCATGCAACCTGTCATGGGCATGCCTGCCGAGCAGGAACCTTTGATCAAGCGCGACGTCGAGCGTCCCGGCCCTTCGCGGGCCGCCCTGGTCAAGGACTGGATCGACAAGGTCCTCCGCGCGAAGAAGCACTGGAAGAAGCCGTTCGATCGCATGCGCGAGGACATGGACTTCTACATGGGCAAGCAGTGGTCGAGCTCCGACACTGACGACCGTTACGTCGCCAACATCATCCAGCGCCATGTAGCACAGCGCGTCTCGCAGATGTACGCGAAGAACCCCAAGTTCACGGCCAAGCGCCGCGACACCATGGACTTCGCGGTCTGGGACGGCGAGATGTCCAGCATCCAGAACGTGCAGACCGCCATGCAGGCTTCCGAGCAGACTGGCATGCCTCCTGATCCCATGGCGCTCCAGCTTGTCCAGGACATCAAGCAGGGTTACGACAAGCGACGCATGCTCGAGAAGGTCGCGAAGACCATGGAGATCGTCGCGCACCACCAGATCCAGGAACAGCAACCCACCTTCAAGGGCCAGATGAAACAGCTGGTCCGTCGCACCTGCGTCACCGGCGTCGGCTTCCTGAAGCTCGGCTTCAACCGCGTGATGGAGAAGCGACCTGAGGACGTCGAGAAGATCACCGACATCACCGAGCAGGTCACCATGCTCGAGCGACTTGTCGCCGATCGCACCGACTCCATCTTCACCGAAGAGGACAAGAAGCTCGAACAGCTTCGCCTCATGCTCAAGGATCTCCAGGCCAAGCAGGACGTGATCGTCCGCGAGGGCGTGGTCTTTGATTTCCCCCTTTCCCCTACCATCATCCCGGATCCCAAGTGCCGACAGCTTAACGGCTTCGTCGGCGCCGAGTGGGTCGCCCAGGAGTTCATCCTGGACGTCGAAGAAGTGAAGGAGATCTACAAGGTCGACCTGGGCAAGTCTTTCACCGCTTACGAAGATCCGAACGGCGGAGCCGGCGACGACGACCGCAAGAGCGTCGTGGTGTGGGAGATCTACTCCAAGAAGGACGGACTGCTCTACGTCGTTGCCGACGGCTATCACGAGTTCCTCAAGGAGCCGGCCAGCCCTCCCCTGAAGCTCGAGCGCTTCTGGCCGTTCTTCAGTCTGGTCTTCAACGAGGTCGAGTCTGACAAGGACATCTATCCTCTTTCCGACGTGCGCCTGCTGATGCCGGTGCAACGCGAGTACAACCGCGCTCGACAGTCCCTGCGCGAACACCGCTTCGCGAACCGTCCGGCCTACGCGACCTACGACGGCGCCCTGTCCGAGAAGGACATCATCAATCTCCAGTCCCACCCGGCCAACGCGGTCATCAGGCTCAACAACCTGAACCCCGGCCAGGCGGTCAACTCGATCCTCCAGCCGATCCAGCACTCCCCGATCGACGCCGCGCTCTACGACACGTCCATGCTCCTGGACGACATGATGCGCCTGGTCGGCTCCCAGGAGGCGAACCTCGGCGGCACCGGCGGTTCCACCGCGACCGAGGTCTCCGTCGCAGAAGGCTCCCGCATGTCCAGCCTCTCGTCGAACGTCGACGACATCGAGGACTTCCTTTCCGATCTCGCCCGTGCTACCGGCCAGGTCCTTCTCCTCGAGATGGACGAGATGACCGTCAAGAAGATCGCCGGCCCTGGCGCCGTGTGGCCTCAGCTTACCGGCAGTGAGATCGCCCAGGAGCTCTTCCTGGAGGTCGAGGCCGGCTCTAACGGCCGACCGAACAAGGCCATCCAGATCCAGAACTTCGAGCGCCTGGCGCCTACCCTCCTCCAGATCCCAGGCATCTCTCCGGAGTGGCTCGCTCGCGAGGCGATCAAGCGCCTGGACGACGGCATGGACGTCAAGGACGCGATCGCTTCCGGACTCCAGTCGATCGTCGCGATGAACTCCGCGAAGAGCGTGGCCCAGTCCGGCATGGGAGATCCTGCCACGGATCCAGCCATGCAGGGCGCCGCCGGCGCGATGAATGCTCCCGCGCCGATGGTTGCTCCTGGCGCCGACGGTCCCACCGCTCCTCCGTCGCCGGCTCAGATCCGCGCGAACGGCGTGCCTGGCGCAAACGTTTGATCTTTTCCCTTACAGGGTCTACTATTTCCACCGATGCCCGATACCGACTCCGATAACCAGGTCGCCCCCGAAGCGATCTCCGACAGCCCGCAGGCCTCCGCGCCGGCGAGCGAACCCATTTCGATCCCGGCCACGCCGGAGGTCGCCGACGCTAAACAAGATAGCACGCCCATTTCGTCGGGGGCGGGCGACCAGGACGCTAACAAGAAGCCCACGTCTCTCCTCGACGCCGTAAAAAGCGCCGTGCAGAAGACCGCGGCTGACGCGGCATCGTCCACCGTGGAGACCAACGGAGCTTCCGCATCGGAGGCCAAGCCCCCTCAGCCCAGTCTGGACGACAAGGCCAAGGACAAGGCGGGCGCCGATGCAGATCAGAAACTGCCGTTCCATAATCACCCACGCTGGAAAGAAGTGGTCGCCGAGCGGGATGCATACCGCCTGGATGCCGGTGAATACCGGAAGATCACTAATTTCATGTCGACGAATGGGCTGAATACCGACGAGGTCGCAGAGGGGTTCCAGATCATGGCCCTCATGAAGACCAACCCGGCCGAAGCCCATAAGAAGATCAGCGAATACAAGGCACGACTCGACGCACTCGTCGGGGAGGTGTTGCCCGAGGACATTTCCGAAAAGGTCCGCGACGGCTTCATCGACCAGGACACAGCGAAAGAGCTCGCCGCGCTCAAGGCCCAGCAGAAGCTGGTCGAAGAGCGCCAGGCGTTTGCGATCCAACAGCAGGCCGCACAGGCCCGCCAGGGGATCCACGCCGCCGTGGTGAATTGGGAACAGCAGATGAAGGTCAAGGATCCCGATTGGTCCGCCAAACAAGAGATGGTGACAGACCAGGTCAGGCTGATGCTTTCGGCCGAACAACCGTCGACCCCGGAGCAGGCTCTTGCGCTCGTTGAGCGCGCCCACTCCATTATCAGGGAACGTCTGTCTCGGTTCGCGCCTCGGCGCCAACCCGTGTCCCACGTCGCCAGCTCTACGTCGTCCGCTAACGCCACTGTCGTGCCTCAATCGCTGAAAGAAGCGGTGATGCGCGGCATGCTGGCATCCCGCTAACAAGCCCCTAAAAAACAGAACACACTCCCATGGCATTCACCGCCCAGGAACTCGCTAACATCACGGCCTCCGCCCTCGATTACAACATCAAGGGTGGCGCGCTCGCCCAGTCCATCCAGGAAAAGCCCCTTCTCAAGGCCCTGTCCAAGAAGAAGAAGTCTTTCCCCGGTGGTAAGGGTAACATCACGGTGCCGGTCGTCTTCGACTACACCACCGCCATCGCCGGCTTCACCCACAACGACACCGTCTCGTACGCCAACCCGGCCAACACGAAGCGCGCCTCGTACCAGTGGAAGGAAATCCACGCCGGTATCTCCCTCACCCTGACCGAGCTCAAGCATGACGGCCTGTCCGTCGTCGACAGCACGTCCGGCGAGTCCACCTCCAAGCACTCCGAGCGCGACGTCACCGTCCTGACCGGCCTGCTCGACGAGAAGCTCAAGGACATGAACGAAGGCTGGGCCCGCTCCTTCAACGACATGCTCTGGCGTGACGGCGTCTCCGACGCGAAGAAGGTCCCCGGTCTCCTCTCGATGATCACGGACGATCCCACCACGGGCACCGTCGGCGGCATCGACCGCGCGACCAACGCCAAGTGGCGCAACCGCGCCGCCGTCGGCGCCAACGCGATCACCTACGTCTCCGGCCAGCAGAAGATCAGCGAGTACCTCCGCAAGGAGATCCGCCAGCTGACCCGCTTCGGTGGCAAGCCCTCCCTGGTCCTCTGCGGTTCCGGCTTCCTCGAGAAGCTCGACCTCGAGATCACCTCGAAGGGTACCTACACCCAGTCCGGCTTCTCGAAGGGCATGACGGACATCGGCCTCGCCGGCATCACGATGCAGGGCGTCGGTGAGTTCGTCTACGATCCGACCCTCGATGACCTCGGTTACACCAACCGTGCGTACTTCATCGACGAGTCGAAGATCAACCTCTACGTCATGGACGGCGAGGAGAACAAGACCCACAGCCCGGCCCGCCCGCACGACCAGTACGTGCTGTACCGCGCCATGACCTGGACCGGCGGTCTCGTCGGCACCCAGTTCAACGGCTCGGGCGTCTACGAAGTCGCCTAACCGAAGCTGAGAGCTTCACCTCGGGGGTGGTTCCGCAAGGAGCCACCCCCTTTTGCTTGCAACAAATGCGCCCTGGGGCACGATGATCGTACACCCATGGAATACGCCAACGTAGAAATCCGACTCGCCGGTTCCCTTGAAAACACCGTCATCAAGGAAGTCAGCGCCCCCGAGATCCCCGTCATCAAGTCCGTCCACGGACACGACGCGGTGATCAACATCAAGAAGACCCGCACCACGCCGGTCGACCTCAAGGTCGAGCGCGACCGCCTGGAGCAGATCTACACCGCGCCCCTGATCGACAAGCTCTTCCCGGGCGTCGTCAGCAAGCTCCCGACCAGCCTCGCCGAGGTCGGCATCGAGGAGCCGGTCGTCGAAACCTCCAAGAAGAAGTAATCCGATGGCCCGAGGCACCCAGCTCTCCGCGCTGGTCGACGCCCTCCGGGCCGAGATCGGTGCTTCCACGAACGTCGGCATGGGTGTCAATACCCTGCCGGTGCTCAAGCAGATCCTGAACCGAACCCAGGAGCGCCTGTGGAACGACTTCGACTGGCCGTTCGCTTTCATCGAACGCGACGAAGATCTTCTCAACGGCGAGCGCTACTACGGCTTCGATAACGAGATCGACTTCAACCGTATCACGTGCGCGCACGTCCGCTACAGCGACACCTGGCGCCCGATGGAATACGGTATCGGCGTCGAGCAGTATAACTCCTCCGACCCCACTGAAGGCGAGAAGGAAGATCCACCCACCCGCTGGCGCCACCACGAGGGCAACCAGTTCGAGGTATGGCCGATGCCGGCCAGCGACGAGTGTACCCTTCGCTTCAAGGCGATCCGCCGGCTACCCAAGATGCTCGCGGACTCCGACGTCGCGCTCCTGGATGACAACCTGATCGTCCTCTTCGCCGCTTCCGAGCTCCTTGCAAAGGCCAAGTCTGCGGACGCCGGCGCGAAGCTCCAGGCCGCGCAAGCCCTCTACGTCAAGCTCAAGGGCCAAGGCATCAAGACCGACATGTTCCCCCTCGGAGGAGGCATGCCCTCCTACGAAGGCAAAGGCATGAACGGAGCCCGGATCCTGCCCAGCGACCGAGTTTAATCAAATGCCGTACATTGTCGTCGAGAACTTTTCAGCCGGCCTCGACACGAGGCGCCACCCGCTTACGGCCAGGCCCGGCACGCTCCAGAAGCTGAAGAACGCACACATCTCGCGCGGTGGCGAGATCGAGAAGCGCAAGGCTTTCATCCCGATCAACTCGACGAACGCCTCGGTGTTCCCGCGTCCCTTCTTCGGATTGCAGGCCACCTCGGATAAGATCTACACGTTCACTGATTTCTGGAACCATCAAACCGGAAGCAACGAGCTACCGGTAGGCCCGAACAATCTTTACGTCAGACTCCTTAAGCACCCTAGCGTCGTTCTAGGTTTTGGTGACTCAGTCCCCGACCTGGTTGACGTCGTCTACAGCACCCTCTACGGGGGCAAGACGTTCATCATCACCAAGTGGAGCGACGGCACGTTCATCCCGTACCTTGACGGCGAGTTCATTTCCGACTTCTACATCGGGACTACGCGCAACTGGATGATCGGCTTTGCCAACCCGTGGGACATTTTCGCGGCCAGCATCGCCTGGCAGATCCGCGGCAACACGTACGGAGCGTCGACGACCGGATGGGAGGCTTCCACGTCCAACGGCCTGTTCCCTAATCCTGGCTACATCGACGTAATCGCTCCTCTTGATGTAGACTTTGACGGATCTTTCCAGGCCGACGAGTCCATCCCTGTTTCTACGGAGGTAATCCAGTCTTTCAAGGTTAGCACACCGGCAAAGAAGGCTTCAGGAGGTTTCTCGATTTCTAGCGGCACGCTTGGCGTCCCTGCAAGTTTCACGAGGGCACTCAGATACATCGGCGCGACGCCGAAGATCATGAACATTTACTTCGACGAAGAGGAGGCCATCGACGAGCCAGGAGGTTGGGCCGGTTTCGACTGGAATACCTACCCGCAGGGGTCGACGACCGCGGTTGGCTTGGCGGCGAACATTGATACTGTGCTCGCCAATTTTAGCCGTAACCGAAACGGCATGGCCAACACACCGGTCGGAGATGCGCTTTACACCTACCAAGGCTTCCGACGCGGATCGCCGATCGGTTACATCAATCTGTTCGTGCCAAACACCAGTGGATCGTACTACGACGACCACGCCGCGAACAACGGCAAGCTGATCGAGATCGAGTTCGCGGCCGATCCTCGTGGCACGCCTGGAATTGAAGAGCTTATCGACGTCACTACGGTTGAGCCAAGCGGTTTCACTCCTGGCCGATGGACCGCAAAGTTCGCCGCGATGGGCGGAGGCGTCACCAACGCGGTAACCCAGGTTCTCGTCGACGGCGTCGATGTGCTTGGTTCTCCGATCAAGTGGAGCGGATCCCACTCGAAGACGATGTCAGACGTCGTACAGCAGATTAATACGCACTCTTCAACCCCTGAGTACCTCGCCTCTGTCGCGAATGACCGTGTGACCCTTACGTCAGTGATCGACGGAGCCAGCCAGAACGGACGCGTCATCGAGGTTAAGACGTTGGGTAACATCACGACGAACAATTACGCGACGTTCGCCGGCGGATCTGATGTCGTCCCTGGCCTAAGAAAGATCGTTCGCTACAAGATCGGAGGAAACAACGCCAACTTCTATCCGGACAAGAACCTGACATTGATCGCTACCAAGCCGACCGATCCAGCAAATCCGATCTACTGGGGAGCGACTCGCGTAACCAATTCCAAGCCGACCTCTGCCCTCACCTTCAAGACCAAGGCTCATCTGAGCTCCGGTCCAACCCTATTCTTCTCGGCAGTAAACAACGCAAGCAAGTGGGGCCAGGATGGAGTCGGAGCCGGCTTCATCAACATGTCCAATAGTTCCGGTGGCAACGAGTCGCTCAACGCGATCTCGACCTACCAGGGCAACCTGGCCGTCTTCAGCCGGCGCACCGTACAGATCTGGAACATCGACACCGACCCGGCTAATAATCGCCAGGGCCAGGTGCTTTCCAATACCGGTGCTCTAGGCGCCAGGAGCGTTGTATCTGTTGGTGACATTGACGTATTTTACCTTTCGGACTCAGGCATTCGATCCCTGCGCGCGCGCGACAGCTCCAACGCCGCGGTAGTCAATGACGTCGGCACGCCGATCGACAACCTGATCCTCGGTGATCTCGCCGGCCTGAACGACCAACAGAAGGGCGCATGCCCTGCGATCATCGAACCGATCGACGGCCGATACTGGATCGCGGTCGGAAGCAAGATCTACGTCTTCTCATTCTTCCCCTCCGGCCAGGTGGCCGCTTGGTCGACATACGAGACCGGCCACAGCTTCACCGACTTCACCACGAAGGACGGGAAGATCTACGCGCGCGAGGGCAAGACCGTCTTCGTCTACGGAGGCTTTGACGGAAATACCTATGACGACGCCGAAGTAGAGCTGATCATGCCTTACCTCGACGGCGGAAAGCCGGCCCACAGCAAGACCCTGATGGGCCTGGACATGACCTGCGAAGGCGAGTGGTCCGTCGAGATCGGCATGGATCCGATCAATCCGGACGCGCGCGACATCGTCGCGACCGTAAGCCAGCCGACCTTTACCCTGGGTCGCATCCAGGCCACCGGCATGGGAACCCATGTCGGCGTTCGCATGGTCAATAACTCCCCTGGCTACGCACGCCTGGCGAACCTGATCTGCCACTTCGACTTCAATGAAAGCGAGTGAGCTCTACCCGGACGGGGTACATCACGTAGTCCATAAGATGCGGGCCAAGGACCGCGAAGAGATCTTCGCGACCCAGTGGACCGACGATCCTTTCTCATTCAGCAACCAGGTTATCCTTTCCGGTGGATACGGCTTCGTGCTCCACGCGGACGACGGCGAACCCGTCGTTTGCTGTGGCGCGTCTCCCATGTGGAACGGTGTCTGGTCCGTATGGATGTTTGCGACCGACCGGTTCGACGAGATCGCCACGTCCGTGCACCGATTTGCCAGGCGCGTATTCTTCCCTGCCCTGGACGCCGCCGGCTGGCACCGGCTGGAATGCCGTAGCCTGGCCACGCACGAGGTCGCGCACCGGTGGCTGGAGGTCCTCGGAGCCTACAAAGAAACCGAGACAGCCAACTACGGAAAGGCCGGCGAGGCCTTCCTGGTGTATTGCTGGACAAAGACTCCCTCACCCTCACAATCTGTCTGAAATGTGCTTCGGAATGCAGAAACCCCAGATCGGAGACCAGTCACAGCTGACGCCCCCCGGCGCACAGATGATCGGCTCTAGCTCGACGGCGCCCCAGTTTTATGGCGCCTCAAGCATCGACGCATCCAATAGCTCCGCGGCAAAGCAAGGCATGGGCTCCGTAGGACCCGTACCGGGCACCTTCCGGATCAGTAACGGAACTAACTTCGGCGTCCCGGCTTCAAATCCGGCGTTGCCTCTTGCCCGTGCGTTTGCCCGTGGCATCCAGGGGAGGGTTATCTCCTAATGTGCTGGGGAGGTGGAGGCGGTGACGGTGGCGCGGCCCAAGCTCGCGCCGACGAGATGGCGCGCCAGGCGCGCGTGAAGGAAGGCACTGCCAACATCAACCGGGAGTTCGGACGATTTGACGACAGGTTCTACGCGGATCGCGCAAACGCATACCGCGGCTTCGTCACCCCCCAGGTCAACGATCAGTACAAGCAGGTCGGCGATCAGCTCGCCTTCAGCCTAGCCCGGTCCGGCCTAGATCAGTCCAGTGAAGCCGCCCGACAGGGTGGCATCCTGATGCGCGACAACGCCGCGGCTCGCCAGGCGATCGCCGAGGGAGCTTTGTCCGAGATCCAGAAGTCTCGCCAGGCCGTCGAGGAACAGCGCAACAATCTCATCTCGCAGGTCAACATGACCTCCGACGCCGGCCTTGCCGGCCAGAATGCCCTGCGTCAGGCCGGGATCCTGGCCATGCAAAACCAGTTCAGCCCCCTGGCCAACCTTTTCCAGAACACCACCGGCGTGCTCGCCGCCGCAAATCAGGGCGGGATCTACGGCGGAGGTCCTGGCGTAAAACCGTTCAAGGAGATGTTTGGCTTCGGAACCGCTAACGACAAGAAGCCCCGCATCTTCGGATAAACATGTGCACCCCACTGATCGCCCTCGCCCTCACTGCCGCCGGAACCGCCGCGAGCGCCGCAGGCGCGCGCAAGGCTCAGAAGGCCCAGGCTGGAGCCAGGGAAGCTGAGCGCACCCGTCAGAAGGGTTTCCAGTCTGAAGCTGACGCGCGGGCCGCCGAGAACCTGGCGAGCACAAACAAGGGCGCTACTGACTCGGGTATGGCTAAGGCTGAAGGTGAGCGTAAGGCCGCGTCTGACGCCGCCGTCGCCGAAGTGCGTGCGCCAGTCGAGGCTACCGGGGCAAACCTGGCTGGAGACGGATCTGCCGCCAAACTAGTCGCCGGCGAGAATGCAACCCAGGCCGCAAAGGGTCTAGGCTATGCGATCCAACAGGGCGCCGCGAAAGCTAAGCTTGCAGGCTTTAATGATGTTGGTTTTGAAAATGCGCTCATGAATGCCCGCACCAACCAGGACATCGCACGTATCGCCAACTTTGCCAAGGGGTCTTCCGACGTGCTCCCAGTCGAGCTCGAAGCCGCGGCACAAAAAGGCCAAGGCCTTCGCACCCTCGGATCCGTACTATCTACCGCCGGAACCGTCGCCGGCATCGGCGTAGGATCCGGTTGGTTTGGAACCGGAAACCCTGCAACCGGAATTGCCCCTGGTTTTAACGCGGCAGGAGCTTCCGTGCCTTCCATGGGTGTTGGTGCTGGCCCGTACGTTCCTGGCTGGACTACACAGCCACTAACTAGTCTTCCTCAGACCGGCTCCTTTAGTATTGGTGACATCCTTAAAAAAGCGGCCAGTAAAAATTACGTACTACGATAATGGGAAACACTGTAAATACAGGCGGAGATCCTAACATCCAGGCTGGCCTGGGCAATCTTCTCAACTTCTTCGACCCTAAGGCCGCGGCCGAGGGCGCCGCCCTTCAGGCTCGCACGCGCAATTTTGACGCCGAGACCGGCTTCCATACCGCCAAGACCGGAGCTCTGAATGATCGCCGCAAATGGTTGGCCGACGATGCCGCTCTCGCCGCGGCCGGCTTCACCCCCCGTCAGATCCTTGCCTTCCGGATGACCGGAGCTGAGAACGGCGTTTCTGACTTGTTTGGCGGTGTTCGCACTGACATCGGAACCCAGCTGGTAACGCAACCCGGAGGCGACGTCCGTAGGGGTGGCGTCCTGCTGAACGTACCGGCCGCGCTAGAAGCTGACGCCGCATCCACCCCCGAGGAAGCCGAAAGGATCCGCAAGGAGAAAATCGCCGCAGAGCTAGCCAAGGCAGAGTCTACTGCCAACATTACCGCAGGTGGTGCCGCCGCTCGTGCGAAAGCAAACAGAGA